ACTTAACCATGATGTTCGAGGCTATCGACGAGGATAGTCGTAGCTACGTTCTTGCTGTATTGCGCGGCGAATACGAGCGTGCCATGAAGTCATCGCGCCCTCGGCTTCGCCTGATCGACTGTCGTCAATCGGTCGCGGATCTCTCGAAAAACCAGATCAATCCGCTCACGGTCCGCGGGGCCGGCTAAGCGATACGTTTCGACCATGTTGGATATCGTTTCTAACGCATCTTCGGCCGCCTTGGCATCGCCTGACGCCTCTTTCGCGGCCGGGCCGCCCTCTGTTGCGGCGAGCTGACGGGATGATGTGCCCGGTGTCCCGTGTAACAGCCAGTGGGGATCGATTCCTAGAACCTCGCTGGCCCGGGTCAACTTCGGGCCTGAGATCTCTTTGATCCCACCGGAGTCGACACTCTTTTCCCAGTCGGTCGCAGTGGCGTTTGAGATGCCCACGGCGGCAGCGAATGCCGTCTTGGACATCCCCTTTCCCTCGCGCGCTGCACGTAATCTTTGTTTCCAGTCTTCCATTAGGCAATCCTAAACAATTTCCGGTTAGGTCAGCCTGAAAATGCTTGACATGTTTTCAGGCATGCCTAAGAATGGTGGCATGACTACCTCTCTCACCGATAGCCAGATCATCGATGCACTCGGCGGCACCAGCGAGACCGCAAGGCTTTGCAAGGTGCAGCCAGCATCGGTATCCGAATGGCGCAAGACCGGCATTCCAGACGCTCGTCGGATGTTCCTCGAACTTGCGAGGCCGGATGTCTTTAGCCGCAAACAGCGGAGCCGTCGCAAGACAGACAAAAGCCCAGCACCCCAACCGCAGTAACCAATCGACTTAGGTCGAGTCGATTTCGTTCGTTCTAAAAGTTGCACATAGGAACGATCCTTTTAGCAAGAGCAGCACCAGAAGTCCAATCCTAGTAAACCCGCAACACCAAGGAGTAACACCATGAACCACGCAGCGCATATCAAACGTGTCGAAGTTTTGTTCAACGACGAAGAGGTGAGCCTTCTCGATCAGATTCGAGGTGGACTGGGCAGAAGCCCATTTCTCCGTGACCTGATGCATAAGGCGGCTCGATCGCATGGTAAGCCGCCCGCGCCGCAGAAGGAATCCCGACATTGCCCGGGTCCGGGTCGTGTCGCTAACCGCGCACGCGGCGCGAGCAACGGCAGGAGGCATCTTTAATGGCTTTCGCTTGCGAGGTCAGGAGACGCCTAAAAAATAGCCCGGTCACAAGCCGGAAAGAGAAGGAATCAGAGCCTTGACAACTCAAACCGAAGATCCCGATGTGACGAAATTACTGTCGATGACAGACAACGTGGTGGCCCGCGATCTCGTGTATGGAGACGCCCGCAAAACGGGTGCCGCCAACCGGGAGTACGGCCGCCTCCACAAGAGCATTACAGAACTGGCAAAAGCTGCGCAGGCGTTCCGCAAGGCCTGCGAGAAAGAGGAATGATGGACTTTTCAATCAAGGCCGCTACGCCGGCAGATATGCGCAAGCGCGGCGCCGATGCGTTCGACCGCGGGCTCAAGCTCGACGATCACGACATGAACCCATGGGCGCCGGCTGTCGCTGACTGGAAGACCGGTTGGCTCGCACGTCACCACGAAGTCACGGTGCAAAGTCGTCACGATGGAGTCACGCCGCCATGACCACGCGTATCTCATCCCCCAATGCCACCACCCAGGCCATCGAGCGCCGCATCATTCAGGCCGGCGCCGACGGTACCACCTACAACGTCATCATGGGTGAGATGAAGCTGGGCCGCACCTGCGTCCGGAATCATCTCAACATGCTCGTAGACCTTGGTCGCGTCTACAGCGTTCGCCGCACCCAGCCGGGTCGCACAGCGATCTATTACACCTACCACGCAAAAGGCGCACAAGCCACCCCACTGCTTAGCAAAGACGACCATTTCAACCTCAAGGCTGGCGTCGTGCCACGTCGCCACACGCTCCGCACCTGGGCGCCGATCAATCGTCGGGACGAGTTGGTGGCCTATCTCTTTGGGCCTGCACCAGCACAGAGGGCCGTATAACCATGGCCCGCATCCGTTCAATCAAGCCTGAGTTCCCGCAGTCGGAAAGTATGGGGAACGTCTCGCGGGACGCCCGCCTCACGTTCATCCAACTGTGGACCCTCGCAGACGATGAAGGGAGGCTTCGCGGAAATTCGCGAATGCTCGCGAGTCTTCTTTTCCCTTACGACGATGGTGAGGACGGCCATGTATCGACCACTTCGAAGGATGTTGAGGCGTGGCTCGTCGAGTTGGAGCGAGAAAGCTGCATCGTGCGCTACCAGATCGATGGCGCAGCCTATGTCCAAATCTGTAACTGGTTGATTCATCAGAAGATTGATAAGCCGAGTAAGTCAAAAATTCCGGCATTCGATGAGCCCTCGCGAGAAGTCGCGAATCCTCGCGAAGTGTCGTCGGAGGAAGGGAAGGGAAAGGATCAAGGAGTAGAAGGGAAGGGAGAAGAAAACCCGCCCCTTCCGGCCTCGCCTCCAACCCGCATCGGAGAAATCTGCGTCCTGCTTCGACGCTCTGGCGTGAACACGAGTCCGGATGCTGTGGGCAAAGTTGAGTGGTCGGCAAACGACGCCGTCACCGATGACGTTTTGCTAGACGCTGTTGTTCTTGCGAAGAAACGAAGCCCGAGGCAGATCACCCCTGCCTACCTTTCCCCGATCATTGCCGACCTCCTGACCAAGCTGGAGACCGCGCGATCTTCTGCCCTGGTGGCCGGGAAGGACTACGTGTGATTGCGACCAACGCCCAGCCCATCTTGGAAGCGCGTCTGCGTGGCTTCAAGCCTGACGAGATGGTCATGGTCTCGTTGGTCGGCAAGATCCGCAGCAGCAACCAAACCGTGTACGCCGATCCCGGCCTCGACTACGAATGGCGATGGGTGCGTGGTCTCGACATCTGCGTCTGGATCGGTGATGAACCGAATTGGGCGCGAACTCTGAAGGCCATTGCGCTGTGCCGTCCGGACTACCTCGCCATCTGGCACCAGGGCCGCGAATGGGGCGCAAAGGTTTACCTGATTCCAACCGCAGCAGACGTTTCCAAGCCCGTCTGCATGTGGGAGTACGAACTTGACGTTCTCGACTGGCTTGAAACCTGCAACCGAGTATTCGCACGATGAACCTGATACCCGACAACATCGATTTCAGCGCGTACATGGATGAACCTGAGCAGCACCGCATCATCCCTGCCTCCGCCTTCCTCGACGAAGTGACGGCGCTGTTCTACCCGCCCGCCGACCTGCCGAAGTTCCCGACCATGCTGTGGCAAAAGGCCAAGGACAAGATCGAGTTCCGCCCTGGCGAAGTGTCGCTGTGGGCTGGCGTGAATGGCCACGGCAAGTCCATGTTCCTGTCCCAAGTCGGCCTTGACCTGTGCCACCAGGGCGAGCGCGTGATGAACGCTTCGTTCGAAATGACGGCGCCACGCCAGATGCAGCGCATGTGCCGCCAAGCGTACGCCGGGGATCAGCCCTCGATCCCGTTCATGTCCGAACTGCACCGCTGGACCGATAACCGCCTGTGGATCTACGACCACATGGGCGCCATCGACTGGAAGCGCCTGATGGCCGTGCTCCGCTACGCGCAGAAGAACTTCGGCATCACTCAATTCGTGGTCGACAGCCTCATGAAGTGCGTGCGCGGCGAGGACGACTACAACGGCCAGAAGGACTTCGTGAACGACCTGTGCAGCTTCGCCCAGGCCAATCGCGTGCACGTCCACCTTGTGCACCACGTCCGCAAAGGCGAGAGCGAGCACAAGGCCCCGGGCAAGTTCGACATTCGCGGCGCCAGCTCGATCACCGACCTCGTGGACAACGTGTTCATCGTCTGGCGCAACAAGCGTGCGAAAGAGCAGGACAACGGCGAGCCTACTTGCGTCGTCGCGTGCGAGAAGCAGCGCCACGGCGAGTGGGAAGGAAAGCTCGGCTTCTGGTTCGAAGAGGCCTCGCAGCAGTACCTGGAACGTATCGACGCCCAGCCCATGCGCTACAGCCTAGGAACATCCAAGCAGCCATGAGCCGCGATTCCCTGCCCTGCTACCTGTGCACCCGCTTCCACCGCCAAGACGACGTACCAGCAGGCCACGGCATGTGCAGCGGCTACGAGCGGATCCGGCGGCACGACGGCACCAATGAGGCGTGCCCACTCTGGAACCGGGCGAAGGACGAGGCGCAGAGGAAGCGATGGGCAGAACAACAGGAGAAATCGACATGACGAAGCAGCAATACCACCTAGAAGCCCAAGCCGCGCTGCAATTCGCCATGCTGATGATGCGCCTGGGCGTGAAGCGATAGAGACCATTTCGCGCGCGAGCGCAGGGAGCAATTGACAATGAAGCAATACACACGCATCACGGTCGTTTCGCAATATCGCGAGCCCGGCGTCAAAGACAAGATGGCGAACTGCATCTGCCATTGTGGCCAGCATTTCGCCGCCTCGTATTCGAAGGTGAAGCTGGGCCAGACGCGTTCCTGCGGCTGCCAAGGACCGGCCGCGACGATCCGGCGCCTGACCACCCACGGCTTGCGCAACACGCACGAGTACAAGGTCTGGTGCGCAATGCGCGAGCGCTGCACGAATCCGAAGGCCACCCATTACGCCGACTATGGCGGCCGTGGCATTACGGTTTGCGAGCGCTGGATGGTGTCGGTCGAGAACTTCGTAGCCGACATGGGCACGTGCCCTGAAGGCCTGACGATCGATCGCATCGACGTGAACGGCAACTACGAGCCCAGTAACTGCCGCTGGGCCACGCGGACCGAGCAAGCCCGCAATCAGCGTCGATCGATTCGCGTTCACTACGCCGGCAAGACGATGAACCTGGCTGACGTGGCGGACGCCAGTGGAGTGCCTTACAAGCACCTGCTGTACCGCGTCAAGCGCGGCATGTCCGTCGAGGCCGCCGTGCGCCAGTACCAACCGAATTAACCACCAACCGCAGCACCAACCTGAAAGGGCAACATGAGCACCACCCACATCACCCCGACCACTGGCCGCATCGTCTGGTACCGCGGTAAAGATGGCATGACCCGCGCCGCCATCGTCGCATTCGTCAACGGCCCGTTCAACGTGAACCTGTACGTGTTCGGGCTCCATGCCGCCGACCCGGAGTGCGGCCCCAAGGACTCCGTCACGCATGCGGATCCCGAGCAAGAGCCGGGCTGCTACCAATCCTGGCACTGGATGCCGTACCAGAAGCAGCAGGCCGAGAAGCACGCGCAGGCCGACCAACTGGCCGCGCACGCCGCCATGGTCAAGGAATCGGGCTGGAAGCCGAGCGATACCAGCGACGCCGCAATCGAGCAGCAGATCCAGGCCAAGGGCAAGACCGCGCCGCGCGTCACGCCGGCGGACATCGAGGCGAACATCGCCCATGAGGTTTATTTCACGGCCGAGCAGGGTGTGATCGGCGCCCGGCTGGAAACCGGGCACTACGCGGACACGCCTCGATCGCTGGGCCTGCTCACCTTCTGCGTGCTCACCTTGCGCAACGGCTTCACTGTCACCGGCGAGAGCGCGTGCGCATCACCCGAAAACTTCGACGTGGGCATCGGCCGCGAGATTGCGCGAGCCAACGCCGTGAACAAGATCTGGCCGCTTACGAGCCGACTTGGCGCCGCGCACGCCGGCTACAGCACGATGCAGCCGCACCAGCAGCGCGTCGTCGACGAGAAGGCCGAGCTGGACGAGCGCCTGGAAAAGCTGGTCGCGTTCTCGAAGACGCCGGTCTTTGCTGGCCTGGACAGCGCCGAGCGCAACCGCCTCAGCAAGCAGGCCGAAGCCATGACGATGTACTCGCACATCCTCTTCGACCGCATCGCCGCGTTCGCGCCGGCCGCCGACGTGACCAGCGTCCCGGGCAGCGTCATCGACCAGATGGGCCACTGACCAGCAACACCACCCCGCCCGGCCTCCGGGCGGCAACAATAAGACACGGGAGAACCTGATTGAAGCCTGAAACATTTATGTTCGCGGCCGGCGCTGTGCTGGTGTTTGTGGCGGCGTATCTCGCCGGCGCGAAGAACGACGGAACGCCGCAATCCGCGCCGGCGCCGATTCCCGGAGCAGCTACTCGCTATTTGCCGTACGTGTTTCTCGATGATGCTACCGGCTGTCAGTACCTCAGCACGCACACATCGGCACCGCTCACGCCGCGCATCGCCGCCGACGGCAAGACGCACATGGGCTGCAAAGGGGCGCAGCCATGAAGAAACTTGGATATATGGCATTTGCTGTGTTAGTGAGCTACCTCGGGGGCTGCTTTTGGGCTGCGGATTTCAATATTTCAGCTTGGACCATCGAGATGAGGTTTGTGATCATGGTGGTCATGGGCTTCGCAGCTATTTTTTCATTTATTGCGGCAGAGGACTGCTAATGACCCTCACCCGCTCCACCGTCCTACGCCGCACGCCGTTCAAGCGCAAGCCGCTGGGCCAGCGCAGCAAGATCCTCAAGTCCAGCCGCCCGAAAATGACGCCGATCCGCCGCGCCGCACGTGGACAGGAATGCACGCTGCAGATCTTGGGCGTCTGCAACGGCGACTCGTCCACCGTCGTTCTATGCCACTCGAACAAGCTGGAGCACGGCAAGGGCATGGGCCTGAAGGCGCCTGACACCGCGGCGTGCTTCGGTTGCGCCGCCTGCCATGACGTGCTGGACGGCCGGCGCCCGCGCCCCGACGGCATGACCATGACCGACATCGACCGCTACTTCCGTTTCGCCATGGAGCGGACCCACGCAATCCTGCGCACGAAAGGACTAATTTAATGTTTGTTACTAAATCAAGGTTCGATGCGGTGGAGCGCCGCGCGCAGCTCGCAGAGAGGCAGGCATTCCACTATTTCACTGAGTCCAAGCGCCTTCGCGCGAAGTGGGATGCGCTGGTCGACCGCATCAACGCGCTCGGCGGTGAAACGTTCCTGAAAAATGCGCGCCTCCCGTCGGGGGAGGCGCCACAGTTCACGGCGGATGATTTGCAGCGCCTGATCCTTCTGTGCCATCCCGACAAGCACGCCGGCAAACCCATGGCAACGGAAATGACGCAAAAGCTGATCCGCATGAAGGATCTCACATGAAGTACGCCCGCAAGATCGACGCCAACCAGCCTGAGGTCGTCAAGGCCCTGCGCGCGGCCGGCTGCACCGTCCAGCACCTGCACGCCGTCGGCGAGGGTTGCCCAGACCTATTGTGCGCGGTACATGGCGAAACATTCCTCATCGAAGTAAAGGACGGCGCGAAGCCGCCCAGCAAGCAGGCGCTCACGCCAGACCAAGTCACATGGCACAACACCTGGGGTGCCGAAGTCCACATCGTCAATTCGGTGTCCGGCGCGCTGGCCATCGCTCAAGTCTACAAACAGCGCGCTCTGAAGGAGAAAGCGTGAAGGCCGAACAATTACACCCGAAGCTGATGCCGCTTCCATGCCCATTCTGCGGCAAGGCGCCGAAGGTCTTCCCGACGCATCCGATGATCGAAGGGAACGCATGGGGCGCCGTGCAGTGCATGAACGAGCGTTGCCCTGCACAGCCGACCGTTCGCGACGGCGCTCAGGTAGCCGACAACCGCGGCTCTGGCGCGTACAGGGACCTAGCCATCAGACGCTGGAACCGGAGGGCGGCATGACCAACGACCCCGACAACATTAAATACATCGCCTGCCTCGCTTTCGGCTTCGTCCTCGGGCTGTGCGGAGGTCTGCGCATTGGGATGGTCTGCCTGACCACACTCGGGCGGCGCATTCAGGTATTGGAGCAGCAGATGGTACGCAAGGAGACGCCTTGACCCAGCATCGAGACATCGAAAGCCGGATGATCAATTGGGCGTCCTGGCTCCATTCGCTGGAGCGCAACCGTGGCACTTGCATCACCGGCATCATTTGCGCCAACATGCGCGAGGCAGCGCTCGGCAACGTCTGGAGCGGCCACGACGCACCGGAGCCAATCGACATCCCTGACGCCCAGCGAATCGAGCATTCCATGAGGACGCTGATCAAGCCCAAGCGCGACGCGTTGAAGCTGCATTACGTCGACCGGGCGCGCTGGCAGATCGTATGCCGCCGTGCTCACGTCATGGTGACGCGTGAACACTTCAACATGGTCATGCGGCAGGCGCGGGAGGCAATTGAGTACGTTGTGAGCAAAACGGACAGTAATTTTTCCTAACTGCATTGACTTTTTGATGATTTTGATCAAGAATTCCGGCTAACAACTAATTTCCGTCCTTCAAGACGTGTCGATTGCTCCCATGCGGGAGCTTTCGGCCGCCTGAAGAAAAGAGAGCCCTGAGATCAGCGATGACCCGGGGCTTTTTGCTTTACCGATTTCGTCAGCGTCTCCCCTCCCTCTTCGGAGGTTCCGGCCCGGCCTCACACGCCGGGTCTTTTTTTTTGACCAAGTTACATGAGCGACCTCACACCAAAGCAGGAGGCGTTTGCGCAAGCCGTTGCTTCTGGCATGTCGCAATCAGACGCCTATCGCGCCGCCTACAAGGTACGAGACAACACCAAGCCGGAAACGGTGAACCAACAGGCGTCCAGAATCATGGCGGACCGCAAGGTTGCCGCAAGGGTCGAGGAACTGCGCAAGCCTGTCGTCGAGGCCGCGCAAATCACCCTTGCAAGCCACTTGGCGCGCCTCAGGGCGCTCAGCGAGGCAGCGGAAGGTAGCGCGCAGTACAGTGCCGCGATAACTGCGGAGATCGCCAGAGGCAAGGCATCTGGGCTGTATGTCGAAAAGACCGAATTGACCGGTCCGAATGGCGGCCCCGTTGAAACCGTCACCCGGGTCGAGTTGGTACCGCTGAAAAAATGACGACAGCACAGATCGCCATCCCAGCGAAGCTGATCCCCATCTTCGATGGCGAGGCTGACGTACGGGGCTCCTGGGGAGGCCGCGGCTCTGGAAAGACGCGCTCGTTCGCCAAGATGATCGCCCTGCGCGGCTACATCTATGGCATGGCCGGCGTCACCGGGCAGCTGCTGTGCGCTCGCCAGTTCATGAATTCGCTTGACGATTCCAGCATGGAGGAATGCAAGCGCGCGATCGAGGAAGAGCCATTTCTGACTGCCTATTACGAGATCGGCGACAAGTTCATCCGCTCGCGTGACGATCGCATCTGGCTCTCGTTCGCGGGTCTGGATCGCAACATCGCCAGCATCAAGTCGAAGGGCCGCATCCTGATCTGCTGGGTCGACGAGGCCGAGCCGGTCACGGACGAGGCGTTCACTACGCTGATCCCGACGCTGCGCGAGGAAGGCGAGGACTGGAACGCCGAACTATGGGTCACATGGAACCCGAAGCGCAAAGCGGCAGCCGTGGAAAAGCGGTTCCGCAACACGGATGACCCGCGCATCAAGATCGTCGAGTTGAACTGGCGCGACAACGAGAAGTTCCCGGCCAAGCTGGAGCGCGAACGACAGCGCGATCTGCGCGATCGTCCGGACCAGTATGAGCACATCTGGGAAGGCGGCTATGCGACGGTCATCGAGGGCGCCTACTACGCCGCGGGCCTGACCGCAGCGAAGGCACAGGGTCGCATCGGACGCGTGTCGTCCGATCCTCTGATGACGTTGCGCGTGTTCGTCGATATCGGCGGCACTGGAGCGAGGGCGGATGCCTTCACGATGTGGGTAACGCAGTTCATCGGCAAGGAAATCCGAGTGCTGGACTACTACGAGGCAGTCGGCCAGCCGCTGGGCACGCACCTGGAGTGGATGCGCGAGCATGGGTACAGCTCGAAACGCGCGCAGATATGGCTGCCTCATGACGGATCGACGCAGGACAAGGTGTTTGACGTGTCGTACGAGTCCGCGCTGAAGAGCGCCGGCTACACGGTCACCGTCATCCCGAATCAGGGCAAGGGTGCGGCAAAGGCGCGCATCGAAGCCGCACGCCGGCTGTTCCCGTCCATGTGGTTCAACGCTGACACGACCGAGGCCGGACGCGAGGCGCTGGGCTTCTACCACGAGAAGCGCGACGAGGTGCGCGGCATTGGGCTGGGCCCCGAACACGACTGGTCCAGTCACGGCGCCGACTCGTTCGGCCTGATGTGCGTGGCCTACGAAGAGCCGCAGGCTTGGGATGACGAAGAAGACGACCCGGACTACACCGGAAGATCAACGATTGGCGGCTACTGATGGCATACGAAGAAATCACTATCGATGACGAGCAGGACGGCGAGCCAGCCGCGAAGAAGCAGCCGGCCGCCCTCCTCCAGTCGTTCATCGGCCAAGCCAACATCGTGCCCATGCTCGGTGCCGACGTCGTGAAGAAGATCGGCATGGAGGTCACGCGCGGTTATGACACCGACAGTTCCAGCCGCGGCGATTGGGAGCGCATGATGCAGAAGGCCATGGACTTGGCCATGCAGGTGACGCAGGAGAAGAACTGGCCGTGGCCGAAGGCGGCAAACGTCAAATACCCGCTCATCACCACTGCCGCAATCCAGTTCAGCGCCCGCGCCTACCCGGCCATCGTGCAGGGTGAACAGGTCGTCAAGGGCATGGTCATCGGGCCGGATCCGGATGGCAGCAAGCAGGCGCGCGCCGAGCGCGTCGGCCACCATATATCGTACCAACTGCTCGAACAGATCGAGGACTGGGACGAGGACACTGACAAGCTGCTGTTGCAGATTGCCATCGTCGGTTGCTGCTTCCGCAAGACCTACTTCGATACGACGCTGGGCCGGCCACGTAGTGAGATGGTACCGGCCAAATACGTGGTGTACGACCATGCCACGCCGTGGAAGGACCTTCGCCGCATCACGCAGTGCCTGACGCTCTACAAGAACGACGTGGTCGAGCGAGTGCGCGGCGACGTGTACGTCGATGTCCAACTCGCCACGCCGGCGGGGGCAACCGACGCTGAAGATCCGGCATACGAGTTCCTCGAACAGCACTGCTGGTACGACCTGGACGGCGATGGCTACAAAGAGCCGTACATCGTCACGGTCGTCAAGGAGACGTCGGAGGTCGCGCGCATTGTCGCCCGCTTCGACGAGGACGGCATTTACCTGAACGCCCGCGGCGAAGTCGCCAAGATTGAGCCGGTGGGCTACTGGACGAAATACCCGTTCATGCCGAACCCGGACGGCGGCTCGTATGACGTCGGACTGGGCCTTCTGCTCAACCCGATCAACGAGACCATCAACACGGTATTGAACCAGATGTTGGACGCCGGGACGCTGGCCAACACCGGCGGCGGGTTCATCGGCAGCGGCCTGAAGATGAAAGGCGGCGCCGCAAAGTTCGCGCCGGGCGAGTTCAAGCCGGTCGACAACGCCGGCGCCAAGATCGCGGACAGCATCTACCACATGCAGTTCCAAGGCCCGAGCCCGGTCCTGTTCCAACTGCTGGGCATGCTGATCGAGGCCGGCAAGGACATCTCCAGCGTCAAGGACATCCTGACCGGTGAGCAGCAGGTAAACCAGACCGCAACGACCACGCTGGCCCTGATCGAGCAGGGGCTCAAGGCCTTCACCGCGATCTACAAGCGCGTGCACCGGTCGTTGAAGAAGGAATTCGCGAAGCTGTACCGGCTGAACAAGCTGTACCTCCAGCCGGAGGACTACTACCGCTTCCAGGACAAGTCGGAGCCGATCTACCTTGAGGACTACCAGGGCGATGGCACCGACGTGGCACCGGTCAGTGACCCGAATCTGGTCTCGGATGCGCAGGAACTGGCGCGCGCCGACGCGCTGATGCAGTTCAAGGGCGACCCATTCATCAACCAGGCCGAGCTGCGCCGCGGCTACCTGAAGGCGCTCAAAGTGCCCGACATCGACACGCTGCTCGTCACTGAGCCGCCCGCGCCGCCACAGGATCCGAAGGTCATGGAGGTGCAAGGCAAGCTCGCCGCGATGGAAGTCGAGGTGAACGCCAAGGCCGAGAAGATGATGGCCGAGATCGAGAACCTGCAGGCGAAAAACGCCCAGCTCGAAGCCGATGCCACGCTGAAGTTGGCGCAGGCCGCAGCAGTCGGCGGCGAACAGCAATTCGCGTTCTTCATGGCGCAGGTCCAACACATGCTGGACAGCCATCTGGAACAAACCAAGGCAGCTTTACAACCGCAGCAACCACAGGGAGAAGTCGATGGCAATGAAATGCCGGTTGAAGCGGCATCCCCTGAACCTGAAATGACGCAGGAACTACCTCTCGATTCATCGGAGATGCGCAATGGTCAGTGATTGCGGCGTCTACGCCATTACGAATATAAGTACCGGTAAGCATTACATCGGCAGTGCTGTGAATATACAAAGGCGGTGGAAACAGCATCGAAATGAGTTGACTTCAGGCAGTCATCATAGTTCAAAATTACAAAGATCCTGGAATAAATACGGTCCTGAGAAATTTGAATTCTCAGTGATATTGATTTGCGCACAAGCTGACCTGCTTATGTATGAGCAAATCTGTATGGACTTTTTCAAAGTGGTGAAGAACGGCTATAACATTCTTCCAAGCGCAGGAAGTAATCTTGGGCAAAAAAGGACGCCTGAGTTCAAAATGAAAATGTCTTCGATTGTTCGCGAAAGATCTGGGCATGCACATATGCATACTCCTGAGGCGAGGGCTAAGGCGCGAGCTGCCAATATCGGGAAAAGTAAATCACTGGAGACAAGGGCCAGGATGTCCATGTCGGCATCAAAAAATAGCAATGCGCAATTGCATACGAAGGAGGCAATTGCGAAGCGAGCGGCAAGCCATGTAGGCGGCAGGAGAAGTAGCGAAACAAAGGAAAGAATGTCAATCGCCGCGAAGGCGGTCTGGGCTAAGCGCAGAGAAAATAAGGAAGATATTCATGGATAAAGACGAATACCAAGAATGGAAAGAGCATCCGCTCACAAAGAAATTCCATAAATACTTGGCCGATTACCGCCAGGCACTGATGGAGAAATGGGCGCAGGGGGCGCTGGCACCGAACAGCCCGGAAGCGCTGATGGCGGTGGCGCGCTGCCAAATGGCTGACGAAATCGCCACGCTGGACGATGACTCGATCGCCGAGTTCTATCGCAAGGAAGGAGTGAACTGATGTACCAACAGATCAAGCAGTTGGCCGACGACGCCCTAGCACTGCAGAACAAAGACCGCATGGAAGCGGCGATGCGAGAGATCAGCGCACTGTGCAGCAAGGCTGATGAGCAGCAACCGGAGTCCGCACTGAAACCGTTCGTTTCTGACGCGGCGAATGCGCTGGCCGAAGTCGCCGGCGTGGCGAATCGCAAGCCTGCCAAGAAAGGCGGCGCCCAGTGAATGCTGAACAATTCGAAGCCGCTGAACTGGCGCAGCACCGTAACCGCAACGGGGCGGTGAACACATCCGGGCTCCAGCCCGTGGAATACAAGATTCTGATCCTGCCCGAGCAGGCTGAGGAAACCGACGAGGTGCTGAAGCGCGCGCGCGCCGCTGGCATCACTCTGGTCGACAGGACGACTGAGCGCGAGAAGATGGCCCAGGTGAAGGGGCGCCTTGTTGCAGCCGGCGGCAATGCTTTCGAGGATTGGTCCGGCCAAGTGCCGAAGGTCGGTGATGTCGTCTGGTATGCGAAATACGCCGGGTTCCATGTCAAAGGTGACGACGGGGCTGACTATCGCCTCTGTAACGATAAAGATGTCGCCGCTGTCATGGCTCGCTCCACCACCGAATAAGGAAGATTCATGCTCACTCTCAGGAAGTTTTACGTAATGCGTGCGCCAGCAGACAGCGAAGGCGCGGAGACGGGTGGCGCTGCCGTGGTCGACAACCCGAATGTGGACGCCGAGACTGGCGATAAGGACGCAGACGAGGCGAGGCAGCAGATCGAAGCCCGCGCCCGTTCGATGGGCTGGACGCCCAAGGACGAGTTCAAGGGCGACCCCACCAAGTGGCGCGATGCCGGTGAGTTTGTCGAGCGCGGCGAAAACCTGCTGCCGCTGGTGAAGGCGCAGAACAAGCGTTTGGAACGCGAAGTGGCCGAGCTGAAGCAGACCACGCGCGAACTTGGCGATTACCTGTCCAAGACCGAGCAGCGCGCCTACGATCGCGCCATGGCCGACCTGAAGCAGCAACGCAAGGAGGCTCTGGCTGCTGGCGATGGCGATGCGTTCGACAAGGCCGACGAGCAGATCGAGCAACTGAAGTCCGATGCTGCCGCCAAAGCGGCCAAACGCGCCGAGAAGAAGGACGACGGCGCCGATCCGGTCTACACCGAGTGGGAATCCCGCAATCCATGGCTGAAGGACACCGAGCTGCAGGAATACGCCGAATTCGCTGCTCAGAAGTTGCGCGCCGGCGGCGAGAAGGCGACGGGCGCCGATTTCCTCGACCTGGTCGCAAAGAAGGTCAAGGACCAGTTCCCGGCCAAGTTTACCAACCCTCGCCGTGAAAGCGCGCAGTCGGTGGAAGGTGCGGCGCCGGCGCGGCGTGGGGGCGGCAAAACGTACGCCGACATGCCTGCCGAGGCCCGCGCAGCGTGCGATCGCATGGCGAAGAACGGCTTCGCCGGCAACGATAAAGCGATGGCCTCGTTCAAGGCCGACTACGTCAAGAACTATTTCGAGGAAGCATAACCATGAGCCGCGCACCCCGCGAATCAACCCGTGAAGAATCAGGCAGAAATACCCGCGTCCCCCTAGGCGTGGCCCGCTCCAAGCTGTCGGTAACCGGCCGCCCGGGCTACGTCCGCCGCTGGATCAACGACTACGACGGCCGGCTGCAGAATGCCCAGGATGGCGGCTACGAGTTCGTTATGAACGACACCGTCAAGCAGATCGGCGATGCGGACATCGACAACGAGAACCGCGACCTGGGCGCGCGCGTCTCCCGCGTGGTCGACAAGAGCACTGGCCAACGCGCGTATCTCATGGAAATCAAGGAAGAGTTCTATCAGGAAGACCAGCGGGCCAAGATCGCCAAGGTTGAAGAAGTCGACCGGCGCATCAAGAAGGGCAAGCTGGAAAACGTCGATGAGATGTACATCCCCGATGACGGGCGCGGCATCCAGGTCGACATCAACAAACGCCGGTCGGGCACCTAAGTCCCGATCTACCCCAAACACAGGGCCGCTTCTGCGGCCCTTGCCTTTTCTGGAGCATCTGAAACATGGCAAACCCTGATACCCCGGCAGGCGCACGGCCTGTCATGCATCGGAACGGCGCCCCGTATAACGGCTCGTTCCGCGTGTACGCCCACCCGGCTGGCGACGGCACGGCGCTGATGATCGGCGACTTCGTGAAGCTGGCCGGCACCGGCGAAACCATCAACGGCCGCGTGCTGCAGGACGTGATCCGCGCCGCAACCGGCGACGTAATCGTCGGCGTCGTGGTGGGCGTCAAGCCCGACACCCAAGACAGCCTGCGCTACTGCGCCGCCTCGACCCTGCGCGAAATCTTCGTCGCCGACGATCCGGATCTGCTCTTCGAGATCCAAGAAGGCAGCTCCGGCACCGCGCTGACCGCCAACGACATCGGTCTGAACATCGATTTCGTTGTCGCGGCCGGCAGCACCGTCACCGCCCTGTCGGGCACGCAGTTGAACAACGCAACCGAAGCGACTACCAACACGCTGGACCTGCACCTTGTGCAGCCCGTCCCGCGCGAGGACAACGCCATCGGCTATTCGTGCAAATGGCTGGTGACGATTAACCGTCACCAGTTCTCCAACCAAGTAGCGGGGGTCTAATCATGCCAGGAACTATCACTACCGGCGCCCATCCCAAGGCGCTCTGGCCGGGCGTCTTCGCGATGTTCGGCATGACGTACAACAATCGCGACCAATGGCGCGACCTGGTCACCGTGGCCACGTCCGACAAGCACCGCGAGGAAATGGTGCAGAACAACGGCTTCGGCCTGGCCGCCATCAAGGAACAAGGCGGCAGCGTGGCGTACGACTCCACCAGCCAGGGCGGCACGGCCACGGCCACCCACGTGGTCTACGGTCTGGGCTACATCATCACGCGCGAAGCGATCGAGGACAACCTCTACGAGAAGCTCGCCATGGCCCGCTCCAAGGCGCTGAAGCGCGCGATGGTCGAGACGAAGAACACCGTGGTAGCCAACTGGTTCAACCGCGGCTTCGACACGAACTACACGGTCGGCCCGGATGCCAAGCCGCTGTTCTCTGCGTCGCATCCGTCGACCTCGGGCAACCAATCGAACCTGCTGGCCACTGCCGCCGACCTGTCGGAGGCCTCGCTGGAAGACCTGGTCATCCAGGCCAACGGCGCCACGGACGATCGCGGCAACAAGATCGCCCTGCAGGTGCGCAGCCTCCACCTCCCGCGTCAGCTGGAATTCGAGGCGGCCCGCATCCTGAAGTCGGTCCAGCAGAACGACACGGCTAACAACGCGATCAACGCGCTGCGCGCCATGGGGACCTTCCCGGAAGGGTTCAAGGTCAACCACTTCTTCACCGATCCGGACGCGTTCTTCATCCGGACCGACGTGGACAGCGGCCTGACCCTGTTCCAGCGCCGCGAGCTGGAATTCACGAAAGACAACGAGTTCGGCACCGAGAATGCATTGGCAAAGGCTACAGAAAGATATAGCCTGCAAATTGGCGACTTTAGGGAGTGGTTCGGAACGCCTGGCGCATAGCGTAAGTCATTGATTAGCAAGGCTTTCCAGCTTTTCATAAGTAAGAATAAACTCTGCCGTAACATCGAATGCATGATAGACTTAGCTCTACCTACAAACGACAAACGGCGGGGTTTATGATCACCAAGGCATGCAATGAATGCGGCAAAGAATTTGAGGTAGACGACAGCAAACGTAACTGGCAAAGCAAGAAGTACTGCTCTGCCGAATGCCAGCGCGTAGTGATGAACCGCGCCGCTCGAATGAAGTACAAGCAAATCGAGTGGACGCAAAAGAAGGTATGCGTGCGCTGCCGGGCGGATTTCTTGATCCACGAAGGCGGCAATATGGCGCAGAAGTACTGCACCGCTGAGTGCCAGTTGGCTGCAAAGGCTGAGAAGCAGGCAGTCATGGTCGAAGCGCGGCGTCAGGCGAAGCGTTGCGAGCATTGTGGCATCGCCTTCTTAGGCAATAAATTTGCGGGCCATAAGCAGCGGTATTGTTCGGATAAATGTAGAACGCTTTCCCTTAACAAGCGCAGGTATGCGAATGGAACCGATGGCTCCAAAACACGTAATGCCTACAAATACGACTTCAAGCACATCAAGCCACGCATCATGGCACGAGACAACAGCCAATGCGTGATCTGCGGAAGCAGCGAAAACGTACACGTTCACCACTGGGACAACAGCGGCGGGACACTGGGGGTGAATAATGCCGATGACAATCTGGCCTGCCTTTGCAGCGTCTGCCACTACGCAATCCACGGCGTGACGCTTGCCAAGATCAACGGAAAGTGGGTCTTGGACAGCAAGATTTTTGAATTGCTTGGCTTGACCGGAGATATACCTATCAAGCCGAATTAGAAGAAGTACAACCGAAGTGCCGGCATTGTCCGGATTCATAAAGGCCACCATTCGGTGGCTTTTCTTTTTGGAGAGTCACATGCCTTACTCGAATTTCCCGGGTGGTTTCGCAAACGGCGTCACCATCCGTAATCTGCCGCTCACCATGATCAACCCGGGCAAAGTGTTCTGGGTCTACAACGGTACCGCCCTGCAGACCGGCCAACGTGGCGGCTCCGATGGCAACAAGGGCACCTATGATTCGCCCTTCGCGACGATCGCCGGCGCGCTGGCCCAGTGCACCGCCGGCCGCGGCGACATCATCATGGTCAAGCCCGGCCATGCGGAAACCATCAACAGCGCAACCGTGCTGTCGCTGAACGTCGCGGACGTCGCCATCATCGGTCTCGGCACCGGCTCCAAGCGTCCTACCCTGACCTTTTCCACCGCTAATACGGCGAACATCCCGGTGACGGCGGCGAACATCAGCATCAAGAACTTCCTGTTCGTCGCGAACTTCCTGGCCATTGCGTCGGTTTTCACCGCAACCGGGACCACTACGCCGACCGACTTCTCCGTCGAGAACTGCGAATTCCGCGATACCTCGTCGGTGCTGAACTTCGTGTCGATCGTCACCGGCAACGCCACGGCGAACAGCATGGATGGCCTGTCGTTCACCAGCAACCGCATTTCCAGCCTGGGCACGACGGCAGCCACGACCGCTATCAAGTTCAGCGCTGCCGCCGACCGCGTGACTATCACGGACAACTTCGGCAACTGGGCGGTCCTGAACGATACGGCGGCCATGCTGGCGGCCGGCGCGAACAACGTGACGAATCTGAACTTCGGCCGCAATCGCCTCAACCGCCCGAACACGAGTTCCACTGGCGGGTCGTTCATCAGCACCTCGGCAACCGCCTGGACCGGCCACGCGTACGACAACTACATGTACCAGTTGGACAACTCGGCGGGCATCTGGATCCCGACCGGCACCGGTCTGGCCTTCAGTAACAACTACAGCCCGATCACTGGCGCGGCCGACAAGTCCGGCCTGATCAATCCGGCAGCTGTGTAACCCCCTGCCCGGGCCCTGAATAGTGCCCGGGCACTTCTACTGGAGGCCATCATGGCAGATGCAGTTACCAGCCAGATCCTTGTGGACGCCGAGCGCAATGCGGTCATGAAGTTCACGAACATTTCCGACGGCACCGGGGAATCCGCCGTGCTGAAGGTCGACGTCTCGACGCTAGCAGGCTCCCCCGCGAGCGTGCGCATCGACCGGATCGATTACGACATCGCCGGCATGGCGGTCAACATCCTGTGGGATGCGGACACCGATGTCCCCTGCGTGGTACTGGGTGGGCACGGCTCGATCGACTGGTGCGATATTGGCGGCCTGCAAAACAACGCCGGCACCGGGAAGACCGGGGACATCCTGTTCACCACCATCGGCCACACCGCCAACGACACGTACACAATCGTTCTGCATATGAAGAAGAGCTAACCATGGAGCGCGACAATTTCGTCCTGGGTGACAGCAAAGCATGCTGCGATGTCTGCGGGTTCGATTTCAAGCAGTCGCAGCTGCGCAAGCGCTGGGACGGCGCCATGGTCTGTAAGGCTGACTATGAGCCGAGACACCAGCAAGACTTCGTGAAGGCGCGGCCCGAGCGCAGCATCGTCAAGGATGCCCGGCCGGGCGCCGAGCCGCGGTTCGTCGAGGCCAATGAAATTACTGGAGCTGACCTGTGACCACAAGCGGGACCAACACATTTTCGATGTCGCGCGACCAGATCATCAACTCGGCCGCGCTGGAAGTCGGCGATGTCGCGCTTGGCGATACCATGGACGATGACACGCTTGCGCAATACAGCCTGCGCCTGAACTCGTGGGTGAAGTCGCTGATGGCCGACGGCGCGAAGCTGTGGGCGATGGAACTGGCGACGCTGTTCCTGGTGCCGGGCCAGGCGCAATACGCACTCGGCACTGGCGGCGCGCACTGCACGGCCAGCTATGCGCGCACGACGCTGACCAGCGACGCAACGGCCGGTGCCAACACGGTGCAGATCACGTCCGCCACCGGCATGGCGAACGGCGACAACATCGGCGTGCTGCTGGACGACGGCACACTGTTCTGGACGACGATCAGCGGCACGCCCGGCACGACAACGACGCTGGCTGCGACCCTGACCGGCGCTGCGTCTGCCGGCGCGCAAGTCTTCGCGTACACGACCGGGATCAGCCGGCCGCAGCGCATCGACCCGGACAGCGCGTACTGGCGCTCGACCGAGCTTCAAGACACGCCGGTCGCGATGATCTCGCGCACCGAATACGCCCAACTGGCCAACAAGGGCTCGCGCGGCAAGATCGTGCAGGCGTTCTATGACCCGCAGCTAGGCACTGGCCAGTTGTCCGTGTGGCCCACGCCGGACAGCGCTGCCGACGTGCTGTGCTTCTGGTACGAGCGCCTGCTGGAGGACTTCAACACCGGCGCCGACACGCCCGACTTCGCCATCGAATGGGGCGAGGCGCTGATTCTCGGGCTGGCGCACCGCATGGCGCCGTCGGCCGGCCTGTCTCTGGCCGAACGGCAGGACTTGGAGCGCCGCGCGGGCCTCGCGCTGGCAACAGCCGAAGGCTATGACAAAGAGGACGTCTCGACGTTCTTTCAACCGGATATGCGATGAACCTGATTTCGATGACCTATGGCGCCGGCTTCGCGCCGGCACATCAGCCCTCGATGCGCGATCGCGTCTCGCGCCTACAGGAGGAATTGCTCAAGTTGCCGCAGTACGAGCCGGAGACGAAGCACTACTTCCATGGCGGGATGTATTGCCGCGAGGTATGGCGTCAGGCCGGAGTGCTTGTTGTCGGCAAGGTGCACAAGAAGGAGCATTTTTACTTGATCGTGAATGGCACCGTCTCGATCACGACTGATGAGGGTGTGCAGCGCATTACTGGCCCTCGCCTGCTGAAGTGCACGCCAGGCACCAAGCGCGCCGTGTACGCCGAAACCGAAGCGTTATGCATGACGTTTCATGTCGTTGATGCGCAAACGGTCGAAGCGGCAGAACAGGAACTGGTTGAGCCTGATGCGGCAGAAACATACGCCCCCGGCAATCGATTGCAGCATAAATATCAAGAGGTACTCCCATGACATTTTGGGTAGCAGGAGCCGTTGTAGCCGGCTCTGCCATAAATGCCTATTCGTCGAACAAGGCATCAAGTGCTCAACAGCAGTCCGCGGGCGAAGCGAATGCCGAAAGTGCCCGCGAATATGACCAGACGCGTCAGGATCAACTTGATCTGCTAAAGCAGCAGCGTGAGGATCAGGCGCCATGGCTGGCTGCTGGTAAAAATGCGTTGTCCCAACTCGCATCTGGAACGGGTACAGGCGGCAGCTTCATCAAGCCGTTCAGTCTGGCCGACTTTCAAGCCGATCCTGGTTATGGGTTCCGGCTCAGTGAGGGCGAAAAGGGTATTCAGCGCGCGGCATCGGCGCGTGGCGGCCTGTACTCGGGCGCAACGCTGAAGGCATTGGCCCGGTTCAACCAGAACACGGCATCCGATGAGTACGGCAATGCGTACAACCGTTACAACAGCGACCAGTCGAACCAGTTCAATCGCCTAGCCTCGATGGCCGGCCTTGGGCAGACCGCGACCAATCAGGTCGGACAGGCTGGGCAAAGCGCCTACGGCACGATTGCCAATGCAGGCATGAACGCGTCGAACAACATCAGCAACAACCTGATCGGCGCCGGCAACGCGCGCGCGTCTGGGTACATCGGCGGTGCCAACGCGATCAACAACGGCATCAGCCAATACCTGAACTACAACCAGAATCAGAACCTGCTGAGCCGAGTGTCGCGCAATCCGGAGTGGGTCGGTTGGTCACCCGGCCCCGGGTCGTCGACGCCGCTGGTATTGAATAGTGCGATGGATTGATCGCAAAACCACTGGAGAAAATCATGCCAATCGATCCTAATATCGCCCTCAGCATCAAGCCGATCCAGCTTGCCAACCCGCTGGAGCAGTACATGCAAGTACAGCAGATCCAGCAGGCCCAGAACCAAAGCCGGTTGGCCGACTTGATGTACGGTGAGAAGCAGCGCGAAATTTCAGATGCCGCGCAGATGAATGACCAGTATAAGAACGCCATCGGAGCGGACGGCACGATTGATCGTGCCAAGTTAATCGGCGGGATTGCAGGTGCAGGGCTGGGCTCACGAATTCCGGGCATTCAGAAGCAATTACTGGAAGCAGATGACAAAACTGCTGATATCGGATACAAGAATGCTCAATCCAAGGACTTGAGCGCAACCACTGCGGGCAAGGAATACGACCTGCGCGAGAAGAAGCGGCAAAAGGCCATCGTCGACATCGCCGGCTTCAAGACGCCGCAGGAAGCACTGGCAAGCCTGGACGCGCACCAACAGGCCGGCGATCTGACGCCTGAGGCAGCGGCCGGTGTACGTGCCACAATCCCGACCAACCCGGCAGACTTCCCAAAATGGCAGATCGGCATGCTGCAGCGGATCATGTCGGCCGGCGATGGCATGAAGTATCTGACGCCGGACGCCAATACGGTTTCTACCAACACAACATCGCGTGCGAATAACACCGCGACGAACGCCACCACGCGCCGCGGTCAGGATATGACTGACGCCCGAGCGAAAGAACAGAATGCCCTCACCCGCGAAGGCCAGCAGACTCAGGTCGTCGTCGACCCGAACCAGGGTCCGCTGCTGATCAACAAGGCCACGAAGACGGCAGTACCAGCCACGTTCGCAGACGGCACGCGCGTGCCAGGTGAGAACGCTGTGGCAGCAAGCAAACTGAATGACCAACTCCAGGCCGGTATCGCCGAAGCTCGCCGTTTGATCCCGCTTGCCACGTCCAGCGGCGCTGGTGCACTGGCAGATAAAGGTGCTGCGTTCTTCGGCAAGTCGACCCAAGGCGCGGATGCGGCGGCGCAACTGGATACTTTGGCTGGCTGGATGACGGCAAACGTGCCGCGCATGCAGGGGCCTCAGTCCGACAAGGATGTTCTGCTCTATCGCCAGATGGCCGGCGACGTCTCCAATCGCGGTCTGCCGGCCTCGCGCCGCCTGGCAGCGCTCGACACGCTGGAGAAGCTGCAGAACAAGTATGCAGACATCAACCAAAGCGGAATATCAGCCAAGGCGCCTACAAATGTTGCACCGGCCACGAATGCCAAGGGCTGGACGCTGCACGTCGATGCCAGTGGCAATAAGGCGTATGTCAGCCCTGACGGTAAATCCTTTGAAGAGGTGAAGTAATGCCGTTCGATCTTTCGACCTCGAAGCCTGTCACTGGCGGCTTCGACCTGAAGACGGCCAAGCCCGTGGCGGCCGCGCCGGACCCAACTGCTGATATGTCGACTTTCGACAAGCTTGCCGCTGGAGCTGGCGCGGCAATCACAGACCTTGGGCTGGGCCTGAAACAGCGCCTCGATGAGGGAGCGGCATACCTGGAGCGCAACCTTGGTGGCCAGTCGATTAACAAGGCGCTCGGCATGCGAAACGCCAGCGACATCCTGGCGGCTACCAACGCAGCCGCGGCTGATAAGCGAGTGGTCGACGCGCCGCTTGTTTCCTCGGGCGCCGGGCGAGTCGGCTCGTTTGGTGGCAAGATGCTTGTGGCCATTCCTGCTTCCTTCGTCCCCGGTGGCCAAACGTTGGCCGGCTCGTTGATAAGCGGCGCTGCGATGGGTGCTGCAGAGCCCACTATCGAAGGCGAATCGGCGCTGAAAAATGCCGCGCTTGGGGCGACAGGTGGAGCGGTCGGTTTTGGAGTTGGGAAAGCCATCGGCGCCGCAGCCGGCAAGGTGAGTCAGCGCCTCGCCGCAAGAGGCGCACAGAATCAGATGCTTGACGATGCGATTGCAAGCGCGCGGGATGCCGGATACGCGATCCCGCCATCGCAAAGCAATCCATCCAGCGTCGTTGCGAACGTGCTGGACATTGCGGCTGGCGGTCGTCCAAAGATGGCGCAGGCGGCAGCACTGAAGAACCAAAGTGTGACGAACCAGCTGGCCGCCAAGGCATTGGGGCTGCCCGAGAACATGCCGTTGAACAACAGCGTACTGGACCAGGTACGTCGCGATGCGTTCACGAATGGCTACGCGCCAGTGCGCGCCGCCGGTGATGTCACGCCCGGGCCGGCCTATACCCAAGCGCTGGATGCGATTGCACAAGCCTCGAAAGGTGCCTCGCGCAGCTTCCCGAATGCAGTCCAAAACGCAATCCCGGATATGGTTGACTCACTTCGAGTCAGCAAGTTCGACGCCGGCGATGGTCTGCAAATGTCGCAGATCCTACGCGATGCTGCCGACAAGGCATATGCAAGCGGAGATAAGGCACTAGGTCGGGCAAACCGGGATGCATCCAAGGCAATCGAGGACTCAATCGAGGAGCATTTGCAATCGGTTGGAATGCCGGATGCTCTCGATGCATTTCGGAATGCACGCCAACTGATCGCCAAAACCTACACGGTGCAGAAGGCTCTGAACGACACGACCGGGAACGTATCCGCCAAGGCGATCGCTTCGCAACTGAAGAAAGGAAAGCCGTTGACTGATGAACTGGAGTCGATCGGCCGCGCCGCCCAGCTTCCTGGAAACAGCCTCCGGGACATGATGTATGCCACACCGGCCGGCTCACAGTTGGAAAGCGTGTTGTCGACCGGTGGCGCGATCGCATCGCATAACCCTTTGCTGCTGGCCATTCCGGCAGCACGGAGCGGTCTGCGCAGTCTTATGCTATCTGACGCGGTGCAAAAGGCGATTCCTGCGCCAGGTTACCAGAGCAATCTGCTGCGCGCTTTGGCGAGCGATCCTACCCGCATAGGGATCAATGCTGCCGGATTTTCGCTACCAGAGCTTTCGAAGCAAGAGGCGCTGCCAGCGCGGTGAGCAAAAGCGTCTGACCAAATAGACGCCGAGAGCCATCGGGACAATCAGCATCAACAAGACGATAGGCTTGACGATCAAGGCAAGTAGAAAATCCGGCATATTCACTCCTGACTAAGCTCCGCAGCATATCACCAGCCCGCACCCGCGGGCTTTTTTTTGGCCAAACCCTATGCAGATTCCATTCGTCGGCGGCGCGTACCAATCGCGCTCACTGAACCTATCAGCTCAACGTTGCGTCAATTTTTACGTTGTTCTGGACGAGGCCGGTGGCGGGAAAACTCCGCGCGCCCTCTTCGGCACGCCGGGCCTGCGCCGTCTGGCAACCCTTGCCGGAGGCGCGATCCGCGGCCTATATCGGCCGGCGACAGGCAACGCGATTGCCGTTGCTGGAAGCAGCGTGTACCGCTTGGCGACCGATTTCACGGCAACGCTCGTGGGCACGATCGATTCAGATGGCACGGTCGCTTCGATCAGGGACAACGGCACGACGGCGGTGATCGTGACCGGGGATCATGGCTACAAGCTTGATCTTGCCACCAACACGCTTACGCAGATCACGGATGACGGCTTCTATGGCGCCACGCGCGTCAGCTACAACGACAACGCGTTCATTCTCGAGCGGCCGGGCACGAACCAGTTCTACATCAGCGCTGCTGATGGTTCTGTGACGTTCGACCCGCTGGACTTCGCCAGTGCCGAGAGCAACGCCGAGCCGATTGTGTCGCATATCGTGAACCACGGCCAAATCCTGCTGCTCAAGCGTACCGTGATCGAGGTGTGGGGCGACAGTGGCAACGCGGATTTCCCCTACGCCCGCGATGGGAACGCGCTGATCGAGCAAGGATGCGCCGCGGTGCATTCGGTGGTCGACCTGGACAATTCTGTGTTCTGGCTGGGTCAGGACAAGAACGGCCAGGGCGTCGTGTGGCGTCTGAACGGCTACACGCCACAGCGCGTGTCGCACGACGGCATAGAGAAGGCGATTCAGGGCTACAGCGACATATCGGATGCGCGGGCCTATGCCTACCAGCAGGAGGGCGAAACCTTCTACGTGCTGACCTTCCCGAGCGCGAACGCCACGTGGGTCTATGGACTGAAGGCTGGTATGTGGCACGAGCGCGCATGGCGCGACCCCGACACGACAGCGCTGAACCGGCACCGCTCACATTGCCACATGCTGTGGGCCGGCTTACACGTCGTCGGCGACTGGGAGAATGGCAACCTGTACGCGCTGGACCTCGACTGCTTCGACGATGACGGCGATCCGCTGCTGGCCCTGCGTTCGTCGCCGCATGTGGCCGATGGTGACTATCACCGCATCCGTTTCCATGGCATTCAGGTCGACGTCGAGGCTGGCGTTGGCCTGAACAACGGCCAGGGCGACGACCCGCAGATGATGATGCGCTGGTCTGACGACGGCGGTCACACATGGAGCAACCAAAGGACTGTGACCATGGGTCGCATCGGCGAGTATCGCGCCCGCGCACGATTGCGGCGCCTGGGCTCGGGTCGCGATCGGGTGTTCGAGATTTCTATCTCCGACCCCGTCAAGCGGGTGATTCTGGGCGCCTCCGTTGATGCTGAGGGGCTGAGCAGATGAGCAGCAACGCCCTGAACCTGTTCCCGGCGCGCGTGCCGATCGGCCTCGTGCAGCCAGACGGAACCGTGTTGATGACGCCGGAATTCGTGCGCGCGATGCGTGCCCTGTTCCAGCGCGTCGGCGGCCCGGAGGGCATGGCCTCCGATGATCTGGCAATCCTGGCCGCGAGCGTGGCACAGGCAAATTCTGCACAGGCCCAGGCAATCGAGGATGTAGCCGCGGTGACATCGCCGGATTGGTCCGGACAGATTGCAGCGCTGATCGCGGAAGTGGGAGACCTTCGGAGTCAGGCAAACCAGTTCGTCCAGGTGCAGGCCGAGTTGGCCGAGATTCGCAAAGCGCTTGAGGGCGTCGAGATTCAGGCGACCTATCGCGATCCGTTCCGTGTCGATTGGGAGCGCCCCGGGAAGATTGGCTCTCTCACCGCGAACTCGGGCGCGTTCACGACGCTGACGGCCAGCCAAGCTGTAACGCTCAGCCCGGCCAATGCCAATGTCGTGCTCTCGCCGACCGGGACCGGTGTGGTCACGATCAACCCGGCCACCGCAGGAGCCATGGACAACGTAAACATCGGCGCGACCACCGCAGGCACAGGGAAGTTCACGACGGTGCAATCCACCGGGGGCGCCGGCTTCAACGGGGCGACGCCACAAACAGCGGTTGCCTCTGGTGGCGCTCTGGCCGCATACAGCGCCGGGGCAAACGGACTGGATACGGCGGCACACATGCAGGCTCTCCATGCCCTGGTCGTATCAATCAGGGCGGCGCTTGTCGCCAACGGGATCATGTCCTGACAGGACAAATTGCTTTCAACAAGGCTCGCTTCGGCGGGCCTTTTTTTATGGGTGTTCCTATGACAGTCGGACAAAAAAACATCGTTCCTGGCGTGTTGCTGACGGGTTCCGCAGCGACGTATTACACGGCCCCGGCCTTGACTCGCGTACGCATCTGCAACGCCACGCTGACGAACAATAGCGGCGGAGCGGTGGCGTGCACCGTGAACATCGTGACATCGGGCGACACGGCCGCGCTCAAGAACCAGAAGATTTCGGCCAGGTCGATCGCCAGCGGAGAGACCTACACGTGCCCAGAGTTGATCGGGCGGATCTTGGAGCCGGGTGATTTCATTTCAGCGCTGGGGTTGAACGTCGCCCTCGACGTGTCCGCATTCACCCAAGTGTAAAGGGGCTCGCTATGGCTACTGTCTTGATGCCCGTCCCGAAGCAGCAATACTTCGACTCCACCAATCAGCGGTTCCTTGCTGGCGGCAAGCTTTACACCTACGCTGCCGGCACCACCACGCCAAAGGCTACTTACACCGACTCCGCAGGGACCACGCCTCAAACGAATCCGATCGTGCTCAACGCGCGTGGCGAGCCCGATAACCCGATTTACTGGGACGGAGCTTACAAGGTCGTCCTCAAGGATGCTGACGGCAGCACGATTTACACGGTCGACAACTACAAGTCCGATCCATTTGGGATTGTGGCGTATATCGCCAGCGTGACGTCATCGATCGGATCAACCCTGATTGGCTTCATTCAGGCTGGTGCTGGTGCCATCCTGCGCACCGTTCAGGATAAGCTGCGGGAGCGCATCAGCGTAGCTGACTTCGGCGCCGTTGGCGATGGCGTCACCGACGATACGAATGCGCTGCTGGCGGCGATCGCCTACGGCAAGCTGACGAACAAGCGCGTTGAACTGATCGACGGCTGCACCTACATCACGAGCGCGCCTTTGTACCTGGACAGCAGTGGTGCAATCGGTTGCAGCAAGGCCCGGGGCGCCACTATCAAGAAGACCACCAACACGGTTGGCACGGGTTCGAACAGCGTCAGCGGAACGCCGATTTCCTACGCGGTCGATGCGGTAATCATCGTGCGTTTCCCCAATGATGACTTTGCCTATAACGTCGACATCGACGGCGTGAACATCGATGCGCTGTCGGCCACGAACGCCTATGGCATCTACGCGCCGCGCATTTCGCAAAGCCGCATCCGCAACGGCTACATGAGCGGCGTGCGAACGGGCGTCTATTCAGCCAACATATGGCTCACCACGCTCGAGAACATGAATATCTCGTGCGGCGATCCGGCCTCGACCAGCACCGTGCCGGCAAGTTCCGTCGCCTACAACCTCCAGACCGGCACCAGCGTTGCGATGCGCAACTGCTGGGCCCGCGTTTGCGAAACCGGCTTCCGGACCAACAACCTGTCGTACTCGGCCATGACGGCGTCGGTCTGCGAGTTTTTCACGCTCACGGCCTTCGAGTTCACCGGGTCGAATATCGACCTCGCCGGCTGTGGCGCGGAGAGCAGCGTCGGGTCGGGCGCGAGCCTGTTCAAGTTGAGCAACTCGCGCGTGGTGGTGGATGCGATGCAGACGTTCGCGCTCGCCAACATGGTCTATTTCTTCTGGCTGAGTGCATCAGAGGCACAGGTCAACATGCCGCGTATTGCGAATGACACGGCTGGCGTCGGAACAACGTTCTTCATGCGCAGCAGCTCGTCGCTGTACGTCGATGGGCGGCAGTACCCGACCAACACCGCTACGGTGTACGACTATGACAGCGGCAACCAGGTCATCGTGAAGGACCGGGACAACGGGATCATTCATCGATTCTGGGACACGGCCGCGAACGCCAACAACTGGGGCACGCCGACCGGCAAAGTTTCGTGGGGTATCGTCACGCCGCGCGGGACGCTCTACGGCACGACCACGCCTAAGGCAAGCGTCGAGGGGACCGGCTTCGGCACATCGATCTTCGCGCTGGTCGGCAATAACACCGGCACCGGCAACCCGGGAGAGATCGCGCTCGGCAAGACACGTAGCTCGACGGTAGGTGGCGTCACCATCGTCGCCAACGGTGACACGATCGGGACGCTGTCTTTTCACGGCGCAGACGGTAGCGTCATGGCGAACGGTGCCTCTATCAGCGCCGTTGTGGACGGTTCGCCTGCAGCCGGCGATATGCCGGCCAGGTTGTCCTTCTCCACCCGGCCAAGTGCGGGATCACTGACCGAGCGCCTGCGCATCAAGGCAGATGGCACGGTACGCCCAGGCGCCGACAACACGCAAACGCTGGGCGAAGCCGCCACACGCTGGTCGGTGGTGTACGCCGGTACCGGTGCGATCAACACGTCGGACGAGGACGAGAAGCAGCAGGTACAGCCAATCTATGCCGCGGCACTTCGTGCAGTACGGCGCGTGAACCTCGTGCAGTTCAAGTTCAACGATGCCGTCGAGCGCAAAGGCGACGGCGCGCGCTGGCACTTCGGGGTCATCGCCCAGCAGGTCAGGGAAGCATTCGAAGCGGAAGGCCTGGATGCGTTCGCCTACGGCCTGCTGTGCTACGACGAGTGGCCAGATCAGCCGGAAGTATTGAGCGACGACAGCACCGTGCTGACGCCATATCGCCCGGCCGGTAACCGCTACGGCGTGCGGTACGAAGAACTGTTCGCGCTGAAGCTGGCGGCCCTTATGACGCCAGCGGCTTAATTTTCTCCACCACCAACCACGAAAGGAAACACATGAACCACCTGAACATGGCAACCGGCACCGGCGGCGGCAAACAACGTCCGACCGAGCAGCAGAAGACCACGCCGACCAAGAAGACGAAATGACCTCGTGGCGCGCGCGCTGTCTGGCTGCTGCACTGATGCTGCTGGCGATGTATGGGCACTCGTGGGCAACGGCCGACCTCCCAAATACGCCGGTGGACGCATTGCTGTTTCATGGCAGCGCCGCGCTCGTCGACCTCTCCATGCTGTACGCCGCGCCGGCCGTCCTCAACGGGCAGCTGTGCGCAGACACCCAAAAGCTTCTGCTGGCCTCGATTGTCGGGAACGCTGCCGGCTGGCTGCTGTACATGGCGTATGCCCCGCCCATCTTTTTCAACTGCTACATGTGGGCGGTGACGTATGCGCAATTGATGCGACTTCTTTTCCCCGACCGCCATGCTGATTCTCCTAGGAGCACTCTGGTTCGCCATCCTGATTGTCTCAGCGGCGACCGCAATCCTTGAAAGACAAAACCATGAACGAACCAGAAAACGTACGCTCCGCGATCGAGGCAGCGGCGAGTAACCCGAAGGTGGCAACGCTGGTTGCAGCAAGCACCTCCGGTATCGGCGCCGCGACGCAGTTAGGCCTGATCGACGGCTGGCTTTCCCGATGCGCCATGATCGTCGGCCTCCTCACTGCCATCGTTGTCTTTGGCATCCAACTGATCCGCCTTGAAATGGCTCTCCGCGAGCGTTCGCAAGGGAAAAAGGAAACCCCATGAGCATCCTCGACCACATCCGCGCCTCGTACCGGTCCTTGAATGTCTGGCTGAACGCCACCCTGCTCGCCATGTACCCGTTCGCTGACCAGATCATCGCGGGCGTGCACGACCACTTGCCCGAGCTGGCGCCCTATCTGCCGGCGAACGTGTTCCGCGCCGTAGGTCTGGCCCTTGTCGTCTACAACATCGTGCACGGTGCGCGCGTGGCTGCGAAAGCGGCGAAGGCGACGCAATGAATGCCGCCGACATGAAGCCGTCCGGCGCCTGCCGTACACTCGTGCGCCAGTTCGAAGGTTGCAAGTTGCAAGCTTACCTTGACTCGGCCGGCGTACCGACCATCGGCGTGGGCCATACGCGTAACGTCAAGCTTGGCGAGCGCTGCTCGCAAGAACAGGCCGACCTGTGGCTCACGCAGGATCTGGAGGACGCTGCGGCTGGCGTCGCATCGCTAGTCAAGGTTCCCCTCACGCAGGGTCAGTTCGACGCCCTCACGAGTTTTACATACAATCTGGGCATACGCCGGCTGGCCGAGTCGACCCTGCTCGCCCTGCTGAACAAGTGCGACTACCACGGCGCGGCTGCGCAGTTCGCGCGCTGGGTGCGCAGTGACGGCCAAGTGCTGGACGGGCTCGTGCGGCGCCGCGCGGCCGAAGCCAAGCTGTTCATGCCACCGGATGCGACGACATGAACCGCCTCGACAACCTTCTGATCGGCGTCTGTGCCATTGTCGTGCTACTAGCCGCAGGCTGGTTCGGCGTTCATCACTACGGCACCGAGCGCTACGACGCCGGCTATGCGACTGCTGTCGCTGCCGGAAAAGTGCAGCACGACCACGATGCCGCGACTGCGCTCAAAACTCAATCCGACCTGCGTGCCAAGCTGGCCGAGCAGGATACCAATGCCCAACGAAAGGAACAGGAATATGCATCGAACCTCGAAGCTGCTCAGCGCCGTGTGCGCGCTGGCACTGACCGGCTGCGCTGCCCCGCAAGTCCCGTACAGCCCCCCACCGCGCCCGCAGATCGACCCGCTGCCACCGAGCCTGCAACTGACGGATCAGGACCGGACATTGTGCCGGAGGTGGCTGCAGAAATTCTTGGCGACGGAGCAGCAGTTGCAGGCCTCGTGCGGCGATATCAACAAGTCGTCGACCGCTTCGAAGAGTGCCGGGCAGTGAACGCCAAATGATTAAAGAGCCGAATCAAGGCCGAGATTTTCGACTATGCTCGAGTAGGTTTGGTCAGCCGGATGTGATGTGTTGAGTAGCGGCCCAATGCGTCGGATATAGTATGCTTCAACCGCTGGGGCAAAGAACTTCGGCACCTCGATATACGCATGGGAAGTCCACTCCACGAAGTTACATTTGTGCTGCTCTGCTCGATCACGGAAGCACTGCGTTTGCCCAACATAAATGCATGCCTCTTCATTAAACAGGAAGTAGACCCCGCTTGCTGCCGGCATGTCGTCGGTGGTTCGCGCAGACGATATTTCTGCATCGCTAAAATGAAAAGCTGGGGCATAATGCTCGAGCCAGTTGATCGGGATCTTATGCCGATCGTTCCAAGCCTCCCATTGGAAGTGCCTATTGATGCCAGGGGAAATCTGCCTGACCGGCTCACGATTGCGCTCTTGTTCGTATAAGGCGCCCCAATATGCTGTTCGGTCTTCAATATTTTCTGCCATGTTTTTGCCAACTCCACTTGCAAGCTGTTGATATCGTGGAGTTAACGCTACCGGCTCCGGGCACTAATGTCAAGCCCTTGACATCGGTTAACTTCTCTTAACCTTTGATTCTTAAGGCATCTGGGCCACTCGATCCAGATGCCTTTTGCTTTTCGGCGGTTAGTTTCTGATACCATTTGCCAAAATTTACCAAGGAGTTTGGCAAAAATGGCAGCGCCAAAGAAGGACGGTGACGTATGGCGTCACCGCATCATGGTCAAGGGCAATCGCGTGTCTGGCACATTCCGGACCAAAGCCGCGGCGCTTGCATGGGAGGCCGAACAGCGCATAGAAATCGCTGAAGGGGGCGCAAGCGGCAAGGGCAAGACGCTACGCGACGCCCTGGAGCAGTACGAGCGCGACGTGTCGAAGAAGAAGCGCAGCTATGCTAATGAGGCAAAGCGCCTTGCCTACTTCCGCGAGACTGCCATAGCGGACAAGAAGATAGCCGATATCAGGCCGGCCGATATTGCGGCGTGGAGGGATGAGCGGCTGAAGACGGTAAAGGGATCGACCGTAAGCCGAGACCTCAATACCCTGTCCCATGTTTTTACGATAGCGCGCAGAGAATGGGGCTGGATCACTAGTAGCCCGACGAAGGACGTCGAGCGCCCGCAATCTCCGCCTCACCGCGACAGGCGTATCAGCGACGAGGAGATTGATGCGATCTGCTTGCAGTTGGGGTGGGATCGCGGCAAGGGGTCGAAGCCGACCACAAAGTCGCATCGCATTGCACTTGCCTTCCTGTTCGCGGTCGAGACGGCCATGCGTGCCGGTGAAATCTGCGCACTCGCAAAGGGCGATGTGAAGGGCCGGGTTGCACGCTTGCACATGACGAAGAATGGCCTGCCACGCGATGTCCCGCTATCGGCACGCGCGCTAGAGATATGGAAGCTTGTCCCAAACGGATTCGGGATCTCTACGGCCAGCCTCGATGCCCTCTTCCGGAAGGCGAAAAAGAACGCGGGCATCGAGGGGCTGACGTTCCATGATACCCGTCACGAGGCAATCACGCGTCTTGCGCAAAAGCTCGATGTGCTCGACCTGGCGCGCATGGTCGGGCACACAAATATCAACCAACTGCGGACCTACTACAATGCCAGCGCCGAAGACATCGCCTCAAGACTGTAGGCTCTCAGCCCACTTGATGACCTCACGTGCCTTATAGCGCGGCAGACCTGAGCCGTTCGATGTGCGAATGCAGATCGGCTTCGGAAAGCTGGGCAGCGGCAGAATCTTGTCACGTACCGTGCTGTGGGAGTATTTTAAGTACGCTGCGATGTGCTCGGTGTCCCACAGGTCAACTTCGACCGGGATCGACTTCTCGCTCAGCTTTTGCAGGATTGCCGCCAGAATTTCTTTTTCGCTCATCTCACATTTCTCCTATTCCATCCCACCGTCCAGATACCTGCGCCGCTCAACCAATGGCGCTGCTTCGCCTACGCCAGGCCGGATAACGCTGGGCACCGCGGGCGCCGAGCCAACGCGCCGCTCGTAGTTCGGCCGACGTCGATCGTTGACCGGACTGCTGAAGTACGACGAGGCGCCTTTGCGGCGGTCCGGTCCGCGCTCTTTCATTGCTTCCTGCATGTACATTTCCTCCTGCCTTGATCACATGGGCCACCGCATCCCGGCCCGTCCAACATCAGCGCCCAGTACCATCCTGCGGCTACCGCCATCAGGGATATGCAGAGCCATTTCATGCATCCTCCTTGTCGGCCTGCGGTGCTGGAGCGGCGTCTATCATGGATTTGTAGATTTCGCGGCACTCGCTCCAGGTCGCTTTGTCCCGCGAATGGTCCCACGAGTGCAGCCCAACCTCGACCTCAGGGGCATCGCACATTGCGTCAGTTGGCTCGATCGGCACGAGCGTCCACCCGGCCGGCACGCCAGCCATGCGAGCGCCCCATGCGTTGATGTGGGCGATGAGGGCGTCTATCGTGTCGGTAAGCTTGTCGGCTGCATCGAATACTTCTCTACCAGTCGCGTCTTCCAATACTTCCGATGCATCGCATACGGCGGTAAGCAATATATGGAACTCCTGGCTTGCGATACTCTGCGGTTTCAGTTCATCCGACATGGGGTTGCTCCTTCGTGTGGGCTTTCGTGCTTCCGGTGCGCACCCAGCGCGCCGCCCCAAGTTCGCAAGCCTGACCAAGCGTGATTCCGTTGGCTCGGCATGCATGCGTCACGCGCTGGCCGCATCCGCAGTGGCAATCCCTGCGTCGACCACGTCGCTTTGGCAGCGGTTCGCTGTACCGCACGTGCTCAGTCGACGAACCTATCTGGCCCCAGCCGGCAGTGCCGCCGCGCATTGCAGCGGATAGCGCCTGCCGGCTTAACTTGTTCAGGTCGGTCACGGTTCCTCTCCTTTCTGTGATGCGTGCTGCGGTGCAGTGGGAAGCGTGGGAGCGGCGTAGAGCGTGCGTGTTTTGAATCCGGCGAGTGCATTAGCCGCACTTTCAGCTTCCGAGCAGTCGTACCATCCGTGCGGATGAATCATGCTTTTTACCTGATGCACGGGCTGGCTCTGGCGCGCAAGCTGAGCCCGGAGGTCTTCAATCTTTCGCTCAAGTACTCTACGCTCCACAAACCCGCGCGGCCCGGTCGTTCCTTTGCACTTCGGGCACATCACGCATGCGAACCCGGCTTGCGGCGGCCCAGGATAGACCGTGTTGCAGGACATGCATAGCCACTCGCGCACCTCGGCGCGGAGATCGGCGATACGCTCGATCATCTTGTCGGCGTCGATCATGTCATCGTCGGCAAAGCCGAGCGCTTCATGCAGGCGGATCAGGTCGTCGCATCCGGCGCGCGCGACTGCTTGCAACTGCTGCTCGCGCGTTCCTTTGTTCAGCAGCGGCATCGCCGGCAATCCGTCCTCGCCCACGGCAGGAGCGCGGCGTGCAGCGAGCCACATGGCCCCAGCAGCACGCCCCCAGTGCGATTCCGCTTGAAACTGCACCATCTCCGGGTGCGCATTCGGGTGCGCCTCACGCGTCCAGAGGCGGTATGCCGTGATGAACGCAGCACGCTCGGCTTGGTTGTGGTCAGACATTCGTGGGCTCCTTCATGAATACCAGCCAGTGGGTCATGCCACTGCGGCCTGATACTTGACCGAACAATGGCTTATGCGGTGTCAGCGCCAGGACTTCCTTGAGCTTCACCTGGGTCTCGTTCCACTTGAAGACCAGAACACCGTGCACCTCCAGCACGCGGAAGCATTCGGCGAAGCCGACGCGCAGGTCTTCACGCCAGTTTTCCGACAGCTTCCCGTACTTCGCGGCGAGCCAGCTTTTGGGGCCAGCGCGCTCCAGGTGCGGCGGATCAAACGCCACCAGCTTGAACGATCCCTCATCGAACGGAAGTGCGCGAAAATCCATCAGCGTGTCCGGCTCAATGCGCAAGGTTCGCGTGCCATCCTCGCGGTGCGACCGATCGGTGACGACGAGCGTTTCGCTACGCCTGTCGCCAAACGTCGCGCGCGGGTCGTACTTGTCGAACCACATCATGCGGCCACCGCAGCACGGATCTAAAACCATCTTCATTCCTTCCCTCCAGTGTCGTGAGATGCCGCTAGCTTGGAAATATCTGCGCGGAGACGCGCGTTCTCGGCTTCCAATTCACGGATGCGGGTATCCCTCGCGTCTACCTTTCGATTCGCATGCGCTAGCCCCTCTCCAGCTAGAGCAAGCAATGCATTCACAAGTGCCGTGCCGCTCATTTCATTTCTCCATTTGTGTTGTTAGATGCCGCCTTAGCTGCGCGGTCGTCGACCAGTACGATTTCAGATGGATGGACGTTTAGCGTCGCGCCTGCCCATTTGCCGCTGTCGAACAGGACATCGAAATTCGCGCTGCTGTTGTGCCCGACGATCCAGCCAAAGTTGCCGTTGACCTTCACGCGCTGGCCGCATTTCACGTCCGGCATGCCGCGATATGTGGCGTTGCGCACGAACGCGTCAGTCGTTCGCGGGCCGCCGATCTTGCGCACGCGGATGTCGATGAACCGAACGTCGGGCCATGGGTCGGAGACATCGCGGTGATACTGCTGCTTTGCCTTTCCCGCCGTCGTGCTGTTGATGACGGTCGGGCCCCACGGCGCATCCTTCACGGTGCATTCAAAGGCGAAGATGCTCATGCCTCCCCCTTTGCTGCGCTCGGGTCTTCGGCATCAGATGGCGCCGTAAGCCGGAGGGGTGCTCCCATCACTGCCGCCCAGGCTTGACGGACATCTTCCAGCCGCACGGGAGTTGTGGCGTTGTCGGCGATGTAGGCCGTCATAGCCTTCAGCATGTGGCGGGCGCCCAAGCAGGTCTGGCGCCCGAGGAAGATGTCGTCAACCTGTGGGGACAGCGGTCGACGCCCCTTCGTGCTGGAGGTCATCCCCAGCGTGCGCTCGCGTTGGAACGTCTCAAAGCACGCGCGCCCAAGTATGTCGACGCGAGCCAGCAGCCAGCGACCGTCGCAGCGCTCAAGCTTGATTTCGGCCTTCGGGCGCTCTCCGGTCAGGTCCAAGTCGATATGCGCAATCTCCCAGCCGGCGAGTGCCATGCACTTTTGAAGGGCAACCGAACTATTAACGCATTCAGTCAGGCGCGCGCTCACGATGCCTCCGAAGTCTTGGATTGGGCTGGGCAATCCCCACCGCAAGTGCAATCCATCCCCATGCAGATCGGGCCTTGAGGTTTGACTTTCGCAGAGCCCAACAATTGATCGCATAGCATGTCGATCCGTTCTTCGCACGACTGGCCTTGCGGCGGAATCGAACGCATGGCGATCCGCACGGCAGCAGGCGAAACGTGCTCACGCAGAACGCGATACCGCTTCGCATCTCTATCCGCTTCCGCAGATGGGGCAGGAGCGGCGTAGAGGTTTTCGAGCTTCGGGTTCTGCAAGACCTCTGCGGCAACCGTGTCATTGACGTCGGCGAATTCCCATTTGCCGCCACGACTGCCCGGCCAGCGGATCGCTACAGCATCGGCATGCGCTCCGGCCTGCTGGGCGACATACGGAACGTACCAGACACCATCGTGCAGGATTGCGAGACTCGGATTCGGCGGCGCATCATGCGCACCAGGACGGCCCGGTGCGTGCGGCCAGTCCACCGCCCGCTCATCCGCCAGAGGTTGGCACGCGCCCGCAGCTGGTGCGGGCAATGGCTGAAGCCACGCCTGTTCAGCAGCATCAAGCGCTTTCCGTAACTGGTTGACGAACTCGGCGGTGCCGACCTCTTGCCGCCAAAGAGGGCTATCCCAGCGCTTCACAACAGCACGCGCATTGAGCATTACGGCATCGAATGCCGCAGCTGGTACGGTAAGCGCGGTGGGCGGGGCGGTGGCTGCGTTCGGCAGCATGATGTGTTCGGTCAGCTTCGTGTCCGACCCGCGCCATCCCCGCGTTGCCCAAAATACGTCTTCCTTGCGGCAGAATTGGCACGCCTTTTCGATGTCGTTGGTGAAGCTCTGCGAATGGCTGCCGTCCCAATAACCAGCACTTCGGCCGTCCGTGAATCGTTCCAGCACCCAAAACGCGCGCAGACCTTCCGCGTCAGCAGCAGCTGTTCCGTCACTCCCGCTGGATGGTTCCTTCATTTGTGAAGGGACCATGCCACGTTCTTCGCTCCCGCTGGTAGAGCGGCGGGCAAGCGCCGAGTGCACAGTCTCCCATTCGGGCATGTTGAGAGCGACGTCCAGCAGTTCGCCCACTGCTTGCTTCGGCGCGAGGCTCAGGCACAGACTGTAGGTGAGTTCCAGGCGATTCCTGATCGCGGCCAATGCCTTCAGGTCCAGGTCGATGCCGGCGGTGGTCGTATTCGTCATGCTGTCTGCTCCCAAAGTAGTTTTTGTCCTCGCAGCGCGGCATCGGTGTCGATGCGCGGGCGCGCCGGGGTGTTCCAGTTGCCGCCGCCGCGCTGGCCGATCAGAGCCCAGCCGGCCGCGCGCAGGCTCGCGCCGCCTTCAGTCGGTAGCGTGTAGGTGATGAGGCGCCGGTAGCCGAGCGCACGGGCCGCTCGCCACGCCGCGCCGTACAGCATCGAGCACGCATTCGGTGCGCCGTCCGTGCAGCAGCGATTCACTTCCAGTGTCCAGCCATCGTCGTTGCCGCGCGCTACCGGGCGCCCGACGATAGCGACGCCGCGCACGGCTTCACCCTCGGCCACCGCGATGCTGAACTTGTGCCCGATGACGGGCTTGTGGTGACGGTGGTGCGCCTGCACGAACGCATTCGCTTCGTCCAGTGCGATCGGCACGACATCAAGTCGCATCGCGCTTCCCTTCGTTGGTGGCGGTCTTCATGGACGGCGCAGCGGGCAGAGGCATCCGGTGCGTGTACGGAGCGTCAGCGGATGGGCCAATGCTGCCTTCTGGCTTCGCCACGCAACAGAAATGCTCGTAGTGCTCGTTGTGGTTGAGCCAAGTCGTGCCGTCATCGTCGTTCGGATCGATGCAGTCGAAGCCAATGTTCACCTCGCCGGGATGGTCATGCTTTGTCGGCGGCGAATACACGAGTACCAATTCGCTGGTCGCTGGCAGGCGTTCGTCGACGCTAATCCAATGCCCTTGTTCGAGCGCAGCCAGTGATGTCAATGCCTTCTCACGCCAGTCGGAGATCTGCTTGTCCTTCGCTTGCGCGTTCGCCTTCCAATTCATCATGCCGCCGTAGAATCGGTCACATTCACTCGCCGCGCGCGTCAGCAGATCGATATCGTTGGCGGTGCGGTCCGGGTTATTCGATGCCTTACGCAGAATCTCGCCCATTTCGGTCGGCTGCTCGGGCGCAGCGGGTGCTGCTGCGCTGTCTTTTTCTAAATTGCTCATTTATCGACTCCGATAGGGTTTAAGCAAGCGTATTCGCCGAAGTGCTTAATCGCTGCTTTGTTGTACGCATGCGCCGCTTCGTCCGCAGTGGCGAACACACCAATCTGTATGCGCTTCTTGTTCACGGTGATAAAAGCGCAATAAGGCGAACGGATAGAACCTTTTTTGATCGATACGCCTTTGATGCCAAGACGGCTCGACTTGTTGCTGCGCCTGTTCGCCAAGTTTCCTTGGCAGTCAACGGGACGAAGATTCGCAATTCTGTTGTCATCCCTAATCCCATTGATGTGATCAACCATGTCTGGCATGTGGCCATGGACATACAGCCAGGCAAGGCGATGCGCTCGGTATCCATGTCCATCAATATTGATGTACACGTAGCCGTGCGCTTTATTGCCGACCTGACGTTCCGGTCTTCTCAGATGAGTAAAAAGGCCAGTTAGTGGGTCATAGCTGTAGAGTTCTTTCAGTCGCGCTTGGGCTAGATCCAGCATGTCAATCACCTTGGGGCAAGGTGCGATTGCTGGCGAGGATCATGCGTAGTGCTCGCGCCAGTTGCCATGCGAAGTCGCCGGCGAGGCCCTGCCTGTTGCCCTGGTCGTTTCGGATGTAGCGGTGGAACGTCTTGTCGGTGAAGTACCGCTCCGTGAACTTGACCAGATATTCCCGCGACTCGTCGGTGGACATGCGCGGCGGCTCCGCGTGCACCTGTTCCGGCGATGCTGGAGCGGCCTGGGTGGCGGCATGTCGGAGCGCTGCATTGGCGACGGCTACCAGCCCATAGTCCACGCCGCCTTGCGCTTGCACGTACACTGCATGCAGCTCCGGGCCTGTCAGACTCGTCGTTACCTTGGCCTGTTCTACCGCAGAAGAGGCGAGAAGAGATCGGACATCGTCGATGTGCATCCATTGACCATCTTCGGAAACGTGCATTAGGGCGCCGGTTGCGCTGGATCGGCTTGGGCGCGGCTCCCACAGCATTGCGTTGTCGAGGCTTGCAGCCTTCGCGGCGCCCGCCGTGCTCGACTGCTCGGCCGGAGCTGCCACCTTCGCCAGATACGCGTCGTTGCCGATCAGGATGCGCTTGTCAGTGCCAGGAATGCGCGTTTCGGTGCCATCCGTACGCGTGCAGCTCTGGAAGGCTACGGAGGCAGCGATCAACCGGATTTCGGCGTGCTTGCAGGTGGTGTCGATTTTGGTCATGTTGTCTCTCAGTTTTGGTTGAACTGCACGCCGTTCTGCGTGGCCCATGCATTGATGTATTCGATGAGGCTGGTCATGCGTGCCACAGTCATGTTTGCCGACGATTCGCGGATATTTACGAATTCACCTTCAAGGCCGGGGACCATATCTACGCCAAGGCCTGTTGCGATGGCGTGAGCACTGATCATCAGCGTCTTCCACTGCGTCGACGTCCGGCGCTGGCCGTAGTGCAGCGCTTTCTTCTCAAGTTCGCCGAACATCGCGTGCAACATGGCGTTCTGCTCCAAGCTGCGCGTCGGAGGGCCGGCCTTGATCACGTAGCCCTCTGGCAGGTTCGACACCTGCTCGGCGACATGGCGGCGGTTGGTCGACAAGATGCGGAAGACGCGCTTCTCGGTCATCGTTATCCCCAAGCTGCGACCTTCAGCATCGCGCGTTGTTGAGCCAATCCCTTAATCTCAACAATTTGATCATCGATCTTATTCAGCAGATCACTACCATCCGCCAGCAGCCTGTCGATAGCGATACCATCGGGGACGGCATCGCCGTCCGGTTGCGCCATGCGGAGTACTTGCGGGGCGATAGCTGCGAAGGCGCCACACAGCACGGCCAAGCGCTTCTTGGCATCCTCATGCGCTGCGCGGACGATTGAATACTGGCCCTTGGCAATGACATCGTCTTGGCTGTACGTGGTCAGGTCGATCATGCTTGCTCCGCGAGGCTCGTCGTAAGTTGCGCTTTGCGTTCGCTGGCGTGCTTCTGCAGCGCTTCTTTGCTGTTCGGGTACATGGCGACACCTGCCTTGAGGTGCTTGGCGATGTCTTCGACGCTGGCCGCGCCTTTGATGGCGTTCACAGCATTGGCCAAGCCGATTGCATCCGGTTTCGCAGCCGGTTCCTCGCCCTCGTCTTCCAGATGCAGCACGCCTTTGTGCCAGAGGTCCAGCGCGGCACCGAAGCGCATCGCAGCGTTGCGCAGTGCATCGCCGATGCGTTCCTTCATGGCGTCGCCGCCTGTCTTACCCTGCGCGTCGCCGTAGCCCAAGCGAGCCACGCCGCAAACGGTGAGCTTGATCCACAGGCCGCCATCCTTGTCGAGCGCCGGCAAACCCTTTTCGTCGGTTGCCAGCGGCTCCCACGACCATGCCGGGTCAACGTCCAGCAGGCGATCAGTCAGCGCTGCGTGGCCCACGTAGTCGAGATGAACGACCTTCGGGTGGTGCCATGTACCGCAGATTTCGCAGCGCACGCCGGCTTTGAAGTTAGCCTTCACCTCTTCCGTCTGCGCCTTCGTCGGCTTCGGGAGCTTACTTATTTGGTGCGGTTCGAACGGCTTGCGCAGCAGCTTCAGTTGGTCGATTACGTTCGTCTGTTCCATGATGTTCTCAGAAAGGGATGGTTTCGTCGTCTAGGTAATAGTTCGCACTGGCCTCGTACTGCGGCGTGTGATCGTCGTGCCAGTCGCGCATTTCCTCTGCTTGCTCGTCCTCTGTCATGCCGTTGATGTATGCATCCTTCAGATTGCGCTTGGCATGGGCTGCTTGGCTGTATTTGCGTTTCATCTCGGTGACCACATAGGTATTGGCTGGTTAAGTTCGTCCAGCTGCTGCACTTCCGCCACGATGAACAGGAAGGCCAGCAGGAACACGAGGGCGGCGGCGGTATGGCGAATCACGGCAGTTGCTCCAGCACACCAGCCAGCACAATCGTCATCAGCAGCCCTGCGAAGCAGATCAGCGGATGCGCCTCGAACCAGTCCAACTTCCAGAACAGCAGCGTGCCGATCAGGTCGCGGCGCGGAGCAGGCTCGGCATCCTGGCGGGCGATGCGGGCGGAGATCATTCGGCCTCCGTAGGCAGAGTGAACATCGAGCAGGAACCCATCTTCTTCACAGCAAAGCAACCGATGCCGCAACGCAGGTTGGTTTCATCCACGTAGATGCCACCGAACATGCCTTCGCGCTGCGATTTGTCGCTTTTGAAGTGCGCGCAATTGCCGCACGTAGGCAGCACAGGCTTCGGGCTGTACCGTTGCGCGCTCTTGGCTTCTGATTGCTTGCTCATTCCTTGCCCCTCATCTGGCCGTCGCCGCCGGCGGTTGGTTTATTGGTGCGGTCGCCCCTACGCGACAGTGCTGGGGTTACGCGAGCATTTCGACCACAGTGAAGAGGGCTGGATTCGAACCAGCACTTGAGGGACTCAAACCCCGCCTCTACCAGTTGGGCAACCTCTTCACTGTGGTGCCTGTCTGTTCCAGGCTGCCAGGGCATTTGAGATCCCACTCCGTCTATTTCCTTACCCGACATCAGGGCAAGGCGCGCGTTGAAGGGGCGCGCCGCTCCTTACTGCTAAACCGGCACCCCGAACTGCCGATCAAACGCACGGCGCTCGATGCGTGCCCACTGCTCCGACTCGGCCCGGCGCTTCTCCATCGCCTCGACTTCCTTGACCGCCTCGACTTCGCAGTCGTTTTCGAGCACCTTGTCGCGGACCTGCTGGAATGTGACCTCGCCAGTTACAAGGCGCTCGGCATCCTTGGAGTAAGCGAGGTAGTCGAATACGTCATTGGCGGCATCGTGGATGGCCTTCGTGTCGCCAGTTGCGATCAGACGCAGGCGAATAGCCAGCTTCTGCGCGATCAGTTCGCGGATCAGAGCCTCGCGGGTCTCTTCGTAGGACATGCGGGAGTTCATGCGGCCTCCCGTGCTGCTAGCATTGCGTCGGCCAGTTCGTAGGCTCGCGCCGCGACCTTCTCAACGGTCGAAATGAAGTTACCGCTATTCCCTTGCGAGGCCTCGATTCCGCCTAAGGCCACAGCCGCGAAGTAGTCGCGCAGCGTCATGCCTTCGTTGCGAGTGCTGGTATTGCCCCACGGGTCTTTTGCAAATTGCGGAAACGCCGCGCCGCCGCTGTTCTTCAGGGAGTTCATGCGGCCTCCGCAGTAGCAAGAGCGGCGCGGATGCGCAAGATCGTCCCATGAACGACGCCGGTGGTTTCGCAGTGGTCAACGAAGCGTTCCTGCGCATCGGCGGCATCACGAGCATCGACAGCCACGGTTTGCCGCCGATCGTTCACGAGGTGGGTGATCTTGTAAGTGCGCATGACTATCTCCAGGGTTCGTGCCCCGAGGCTCTTGCCCCTAGGTCGGTTGCGATAGAGCTATTATTAGGCATACCTTAAGCCGTGTCAACGACAATCTTCGGCATGCCTAAAAATGGTGTTGGTGAAACGGGGGGAGGGATTCTTGCGATGTGGCGCCTAAACTGTTTAGGCATGCCATGCGGAAGGCGTAAAAAAGCCCGCACTAGGCGGGCTGTTGTAAACCGATGGGATGAGGCGTAGAGTTCAGCACTGGCGGGCCAGCTTTCACCGGGCCAGCACATTCAGGCACTCGCCCCAAATACTTCCATCCCTGCTCTCGGCGGGGATTATTCTTCCATCACGTAAATCGCAATCCCATTTCCGGACTTGTGGAATATCCCAGCGCTGACGCCCAGCGCCGTATTACTGTTGAAACTTGCAGTTCCGACACTGCCGGCACTTTGGCTACCCAAGCCGCTTAATAAGATTCCGTTAGCACCGATCTTCGCCGCCTCTTCCTTCAAGCGTTGAATCACTACGTCAGTCTTCCCCTGATCCGAAACCGCCCAGGAGGATTTGCTGCTCGACTCAAGCAGCGCGACCTGTTCAAATTTCTTGGGAGGATTGAGATACAACTTCACCTGGGTCGGCGAAATCGCGGGGCGAACCTGTCCGACAACAACCGCAGACGATGCGCACCCGGCCAGCACCGCCGCGCACAAAGCTGACAGAAGAAAAGATCTTGCTTTCATGACAACCTTTTGAATATTGAGCGCGCCGTCGCGCCCGTCTTAATTGTTAAAATTGTTGC